CCTAAATTTAATACTCGAACGGATGATGTCGCGCTACTTATTCCCGTTGTGCTTACATTATAATTTGCTGTTGTAAATGTACCCTGATCAAATGAAAACGCTCCAGTTAATGTTAAAGCATCTCCAAGTGTTACAGTAATTCCGGATCCATTAACAATAAGTATGTTAAAACTTTTTCCGGCAGATGTTAAAGTTCCTGTTCCATTAATGGTTAGATTTCCAGAATAAGTAACCGTCATCCCGGCTACTAAGGTTACGCTTCCCGATACGGTAATAGCAGCAGAGCCAGCAAGAGTGCCAGTAAACCCCGTACAGTTGATCGACTTCGCTCCGGTGTTGCCGGATGAGATCGTGCAAGTCCCGGTGGATGAAGCATCAAAAAACACATCATCCGCACTGGTAGGCACAGACGCGCCACCAGCACCGCCAGACGTAGTTGCCCACTTGGTACCGGCAGTACCATCCCAGTTGGCAGTTCCACCGACCCAATATCTGTCGGCCATGATTAAGCCTTCACATATTTAACGCCGTTAATTTCAATATATTCCGGCTCGGTTTCTACAGGTGGCTCAATATGTTCTGGCTGCTCAACAGGAGGCGCAGTCACGACAGCAATCCAGTTGTCCCGGCGCTGTTCCTTCATGGCCTGGATCTCTGCTTCCGTGAACGTGTGATCGTCCGGAAGGTGGAGCGCATCAGCGAACTTGCCGTGGGGGGTGTCGAATTGAAAGTCGATCTTCATGGTTTAAGCCTGAGTAGTTACTGCAATCACATCCCAGCGCGTGTTGTTCGCGTTGTAGATGCACCCAACATACGTCGTTTTGTTTGCGGTAGTGGTAGTCGGAAGCGTCACACCAATCACCGTGTACGTTCCGTCCCAGGTCAACGCTCTCGGAGTTCCGTTATCCAACAGCCGGAACACGAGCTTATTACCGTCCACAGGGGTTCCGGTCGGAGCGTTGATCGCTAGACCAGCGGCCTGGGCCGTTACCGCGTACTGATCGAACGAAGAGATGTCCGGGGTAATGGAGGCGGTAGAAGCCGTACTCGATACCCGCGGGTCAATCCGCTTGTTGGTAAGTGTAGCGGTGCCGTTGATGGTCGTGAAACCGCCGGTGGAGTTAGCGTTGTTGCCAAGAGCAGTTACAACCCCGGTACCGGTAGTCGTAGAACTGATCGCCGTACCAGATCCGCCACCAAGAAGAAGCGCACTCGAGGTAAGCGTTCCAGACTGAGTAACCAAGCCACCCGAAGTGTTTACGGCAATACCAACCGCGGTGACTACTCCGGTTCCCGTGGTCGTGGAAGAGATTGCAGTGCTTGAGCCTCCTCCTAACAACAGCGCGCTTGAAGCAAGCGTTCCTGACTGGGTAACAAGGCCTCCGGTCGTATTAACGGGATTACTAATCGCCGTCAGAACCCCCGTGCCGGTCGTAGCAGACACCACGTTCTTGCTGGCATCTGAGGCCAGCACAGTGGATGCACTAAGCCCTGCAAAATTGACGGTGCTCGAAGCACTCAGCGTCGTAAACGCGCCAGTAGATGCCGAGGCCGCCCCAACAGTCGTCCCGTCAATCGCGCCGCCGTTGATGTCCACAAAGTCAAACATCTGGATGACGTTTGTGCCATCCACATAAAGGTGCGCCTTGCGACCATTTGGAACCGTGATACCGGTGCCCGCAGTGGTCTTAACGGTAATGCTCTGCGACCCCGTCGTGTTGTTCTGAACGATGTATTGCTTTTGAACCGTCGGGACAATCAGCTCACGCGTCGTGGACAGGCTCACCCCGGAGGTCACATTCAAGACCAACGCTCGGGCGGCCTGTGCTGCATTGGTGTCCGTTAGCGTAATCGTGAGGTTGGCATCCGAAGCAAAGTTGGGATTGCCGTAGCCTACAATTGCCTGCTCCAGCGCCGTTCCCAAGTTCGTATTCGTAATCGTGCCCCAGGTTCCGGAGTTCTCTCCGGTAGCCATCAGCTCGATCTTGAGGTTAGTGGAGTAGGTGCTTGCCATGCTCTTTTCCTTTAGGTCGTGATCCGCGTCCAGATCACGGTATTCCCATCATTCACATTCTGCCAGTTGGGTGTCTGACTGTCATCTATGACGCCCCAAACCAAAACAGGGGTGATTATTCCTACTGCCGACACTCCGGTCACAAACACGCTCGCGTTGGCTGCCACAACCACGCTGCCTACCGCGCCGACCGCCTGCAAGCCTGTAACCGGGACGACGCTGCCACCCGAAACAGCAACTTGGCCAACCTCGCCAGTAGCCTCTACACCAGTGACCGAAACGTCGGCATTGCCTTCAATTGCAACCTGCCCAACTTCGCCTACACCGGAGACGCCTGTGACAAACACGTCCGCGTTTGCGGCAATCGTCACATTGCCAAGTTGCATCGTCCCTTCGACGCCTGTGACGAACACATTAGCGTCACCAGAAACTGCAACAGATCCAACCTCTCCGGTAGCCTCTACCCCTGTAACAGAGACGTCCGCATCGGCTGCGATAGTGACTTGGCCAAGCTGCGTAGTGCCTACTACACCAGAGACCAACACATTGGCATCGGCCGCAACGTCCACAGTACCAACCGCCCCTGTGGCCTCTACACCCGTCAATGAAACGTTTGCGTCACCGGTCATGGCCACAGAGCCCACTTGGCCCGTAGCCTCTACCCCCGTAACACTGACATCTGCCCCCGCAGCAACGGTCACTTGACCCACTTGCCCGGTTCCCACAACCCCGGAAACCAGCACGTTGGCATCACCCGTGACCGCAACAGTGCCTACTGCTCCCGTGGCCTCGACGCCCGTGAGCGAAACATTCGCACTGCCTATGACGTTGACAACGCCTAGCTGCGTTGTCGCTGATACGCCTGTGACAAGGACGTTAGCATCGCCCGTGACCGCAACAGTGCCTACTGCTCCCGTGGCCTCGACGCCCGTAACACTGACGCCTATGCCTTCTCCAACCGTTACCGACCCAACCGCGCCCGTTCCCGTGGGCAGAGCAGCAAGGCTCTCGCCCCACGGGTCGTCACCCCAGCCTACGCCTGAGGCGTTCCAACCCTGGAAGGCAACGGTTGCATCAGCCACCTACACTCCTTAGGCAATCCGAATGATCGCACTGGTCGAATCGGCAGTGGGGAAGATGATCGTAAACGTACCGTTGGTGGAGGTTTTGGCCCCGCCAAAGTCCAAGATACATACGGAGGGATCACCCGCAGCCGAGTCGTTGTAGATCATCGCGCCATAAGCCGTGATCGTCGCACTCGTAAACGACAGGTCGGCAAAGTCCGTAAACGCCGTCGTGCCCGAGCTGGTCGGAGTCACGTTGGTCAACGCGCCGCCGCCTGCGGAATACGTCCCCGATGCAGAAACCTCGCCGGTTGCCGTATAAGCCGTCGTGGCTGCGGTAAATGATGGGGTGTTGTCGTACAAAGCGAGCTTGAACGTGTTGCCTGTGCTCGCAGTAAAGTTGTGAATGGCCTGCATCAGCTCAACCTTGAAGCTGGTGCACATGAAGTTGCCCGAGAACGCCATTTTTAATCTCCTAGCAAATGAACCAAGTCGGGATAGCCCGAGTCACGTAGACGATTGGCGATTGTCATTCGATCCTGCTCAACCGCCTCTTTCAAGTAAAACGCCACCACGTGTTTGACGCTTTCCTTAAACGCTCGGGCCTGCGCCTGCACAGCCGGATGAGACTGGTCGCCCACATAGATGATTTTGTCAGCCGCACGGGCAGCAAGTTCGTCTACGGACCACCCACGATGTTGCGTGGTCTCAACTTGAACGCCGCCAACAAGGACGGGAGACGACACACTAATCATGGTCCGGGTGACTCCGATTTAACTGGAATGCGAATCATGCCATCGCGATACTCATCGCGACGACGACGGCCCTGCTGCTCGATGCCCAGACCTTGCAGCGCCTCTTTGTACGCTTGCCTAAAGTACTGAAGCATCTCCGCCGGGCCTTTGGTGTAGCTGTACGCCTGAATCAGACAAGCATAAAGCAGCGCCTCTGGCGCGTTCGTGCTGATCCAAGTGGTCGGCGTAGCCGGCGAGAGCTGCGCAGGGCGATAGATGTACCCTAGCTCCACCGTGTAAGATGCATTGGGGGTTGGGGCCAGATAAAAAGTGTTTTGGTCCCAAACGGAATAGTACTTTGGGACCCCCGTGACGCTGCCATCAGGCCAATACTCCTTCATGAAGGAGGTATCACGGAAGTCCAAGAAGACTTGGTCCCCACTGACCGTCACCATCAAGTAGCGATGGGTCAAAATATCACTGGGAGCCGACAAGAATTTGTTGTTCTGCGTGAGGTTTCCAGACACCTCGAGCTTGAACACGTCGAGATCGATCTCGCGGAGGATCTGGTTCTCCGCCATGGTAATGAACGTGTTGATGACAGAGTTCGTGAAGACGTTGCTTCCGACCTCCGTGTAGTTGCGAATGTTGGTGACAAGTTCGTCGTAGGTCATGATGTGCTTACCGTCACCTTTCCGACCACGCCTTGCGCAATGAGAGCTTGGCCCTCGATGTAAGGCCTCATATCATTCGTTCCGCGTGCACTACCGTAGCTTTGGAACGCTGTAAACCCAGGCGCTCCAACAAAGACTGAAACCGGCTCAATGCGGTCGGGCCGAGGATCCCGCAAGGCAATAGCATCCCCGCGATAACGCAATGGCTCAAGCTGGGGCTCTTTCGGCTCATAGTCGTCTGGGCAGACCATGTAGCCTTCCCAGTTCTTGCGGAGCACGTTATACGGGTAGCGTTGCCCGCAGTAATCACACAGAGCAAGAGCGTATTTGCCAGTTGCGTATGCCACGTCATACCCCTAGGTCGGGAACAAACTGCACGCTGGCAGTGTCCCTATCCTCCATGGCCGCACGGTTGAAGTCTTCTTCGTACATTGCCTTCAATGCCTGCGTGCGGTCAGGAGCAAATTTGAGCGAGAGGTAATACGCAAGGCCCGATGCCAAACACGGCAAAAATCGGAAGTTGATGTCTGTCGTGTTGGTGTAGTCGCCCGCATCCTGGATGCGTCGAATGCGGTAGTACACAAACGTGTACGTTTGATCGGCCGCTGGGTAGAAAAAGACCTTAGGAGTGTTGGTGCGCTGCACGTAAAACTGCGCAGGACGCGCCTGCGAAGTCTTGTTAGGCACGTTCAACCAATCTTCTCGGCTGATCCGCTCGATATAGACGTCAGAATTGATGCCTTGGCTGTTCTGACGAATGATGGCTTCCAGCACATTGACCGTATCCGAGGCCAAAGTGATCTCGTTGACCCCCTGAGTCAGCGTGTAGGTTGCTTGCTCAATGGTCCAAAGGTTCAACCCACGATTGGCCCAGTCAAGAAAGAGCAGGTTGAGCGAGCGGCGCGCCGTGTTGAGCTGATAGCCGCTCTGCGGGCGCATCCCACAACGCTCAAACGCCTCTTCAACGAGGTCGTCAATCGAAAGATTGAAGTCAGTTGTGCCGGAAGTGGCCATTTAAGAGCACATCCCG